GGCTAATGTGATCCAGATAACCTTCTGGAGGGAGTGTCCCTTTATGGTTTAGGCTTTTCAGGTAATACCTGCCAAGCCGTAGCCGGACCGGGCAACCCTAGGATCGGAGTCTGGTGGGACTGAGCGAGTTCCAAAAGCTCTTTCCAACCCCAGGAACGTTGAAGTGGTTGGAAATATCCAGCCAGTTCCAGCGTAGTAGGATTGAGTATGTCTATCTCAACCTCCTCATCTGCCTCCCCAAGCAGACGTCCTGGAGAGACCAACAACGATCGTTCTGCTCGATCCACGAGGTCCCAGGCATCAGCCAGGGACATCTCAATCGTGAATTCGAACAACTCGACCGTCATCGGTCGGAGTTCGCCCGTTACTGCGATCATCTTCAGTGGTCTACGGAACTCTGTCGTCCACTTCTGAAAGGCAGTGACTAAGTCACTGATCTTCCATAGGTGAGCCAACGGAGTTGCCATATACCATGAATCTGAAGGCAAAATCGAGCGGACTCCTAAGACCGTATCGCCACGAACAGCGCCGTCGACCTCTTCCATCTTTTGGAGAGTAGGTCTAAGAGCTAAAAACTGCCGATAGAGAGTTTTGGTTCGATAAACCAAAGCTTCCATCGCCAGTTCCTTTGCTTCAGCTGTTTCTCTAGGCGTACCTAGACACAAGAAGGCCTTGAGGCCCTTCCGGAAGGCAGACATCCCCTTTGTTATACAAAGGAAATATTGCCAACACGGAACTCTTGCTGAATTTTTGAATCCAACCCTTAACAGGTAAGGATCCAAAGTTCCCAAGAGTGCCATCAAGGTCACTTGTGCCGCGGGATCTAACTTTCCTTTTGCTCGGGCCTCCACTATATCGGTATAAACCGATCTAGGGAGGACAAAGCGCAAGAATGCGCTAAACCACGTGGGGCGTACCATGTCTATGATACCTCGACGAGCCTGTCGTAGACCGAATTCGATTCTACGAGCAGGCCGTTGTGATGCCAACTCTTCCCGAAGAGATATCGGAGAGTAGTTAGCATCCGGTCCCATTATCTGAGAAGCGAAGTCGAAGAACCCCTTCTCCGACTGAAGCGACTTAGGTAACGAGATCGGGATACCTAGGGCATGGCACACCTCTAAGTAAGACTCAGAGACCTGGCGACCTGCGATAACCACGTCGTCTCCCAGAACTCGGTAGTTCCAAAATGGAAATGCCTTGACTCTGTAAGCGGCGAATTGGATAATCGAGTGATGCACAAGGGCCATTGAGGCCCAAGAGCTCAGTGCACCCATCGGCTGACCTCTTCGGTACTTAATTGGTCCCTGTGGTTGTTCTTTCTTAGAAAGACCTTCCATGGGCGTCAATTGAAACCAACGGTTTACCATCAAGTCTAACCAGGAGCGTGCGCTAATTCGTCCCCAAAACTCAGTCAGAACGATGGTGTAGAGTAACTGACCAATATTTTCCGTAGCGGCCGTGAGGTCGTACGAATATATTTCAGTTTCCCCACATTCTTTCCCAAAATCTTTCAGAGCACCCTCTTGATTGAAGGTTGCATCTGTCGGAAGAAAGGAGAGAAGCTGGAACAGCCAATCGTGAACTGGTTTCAGAAATTGTTGAGACCACCAATCGAAGATAGCAACGTTTCTCACTTTCCCTGCTGGCTCCTTTAGGAAGCACAGTCGGGCGAGCGATAACTTGTTCTCTGATGATAGGTCGCACAAAACATCTGCGGGACGGTGCTTATTGGGTACTAAGTGAGAGTTCAATGGAAAAGCTACTTCATCTTTTTGGAATGTCCGGAGGAGAGTCTCTTCTCCGGGGCCAATGTAGATCAGTGGGCCGTCCAGTGAATCCACGCGGTACCCCAACAGTCCCAAGGCCTCTTTAAGGTCTTGAACCGAGGCTCGTAACAACACATGGAGTTTGCTATCCCGTTGGAAAACAAAATCCTCGAGGAACCTCAAAAGAGGGACCCCTCGACGTGTAGTTGTGAGCTCGAGTCCACTGGTTGTTGAGACCAAGAACTCAAATCGGCAGACTATCTCACAAAGATATAGTTTGATTGTTGAAGCACGACGCCATTGTAAACCCCAACCTAATTGTTGTCCAGTGTATACCACCCACGCAAGGAGATCCACCAGGATCCCTTTCGGAGATGGACTTGTATTGGGTCCCGCAGATGCGGGCCAATGCAAGGCCGGACTGGAGAAGTCCGGTTCATCCACTTTAATCAATACAGGTTTGAACAAGTCCTTAAACTTACCTTGGAAATTCTTAAAAGCCTCGAGCATACCGGACTGGTAATCCGGCGGACTCTTGACAATTGGTCCAATATCGGGTTTACTGTTTCCACAGATAAACGCCTTATATGAGAACAATAAAGAAATCCAAAGTCTGTATAAGACACTTGAACGGGTTCGCAATGCACTTCTTACCACGGAAGGTAAAGCTTTCGGTAATCCGTGACACAATCGGATTCTCATCCCTAACGATTCGGTTGTCTTGTAGGGTTTACCCGCAAGATATGCCTTTAGGCATAAAGCATAAAGCTTCATCCGTTTAGTAAGCATGAGGGCCCCTTGTGTCCGGAGTATGGCGTGGGCGTGACTCGCAAAGCCGTTAAGGCCTAACCGATGTCCTCGTCCAGTTGCCAGGCCAAAGAGCCTAAAGTGAAGGAGTGACCCCCACTCTAGGATTAGATCTTTGATATTACTATCATTGACCTCGACCACGGGTTGGGGCAGTTTCTGAACACAGCCTGTTATATCGGGTCCCCTCTTGGATTCTAAATGATAGTTAATAAACCCTTTTAGAGGGCTTACGAACATACCAAATAGACGTCCTCGAGCAGCTTTCTGACCCTCACCCTCCATTCCAGGGACCGTTTTACGGTCTTTGGAGGAAGGTTTGGGTTCAGATTGTTGTGACGGTGTAATGGGTCGATCAGAAGGTGTTGCCAAAACGACAACGGCGATGTCATTTGATATCCAGGTCTTTTGAGCAGTCAAGTACTCTCGGGGGGAGAGATAGAGGACGTTAGAAGGATCTAACGGATCTACGATTGCGTATTTACCGCTTTCGACTACGGTCCAATCGACCCTTTTATAGAGACGATGGTCCGGGCGCTGTCGCACCACTGCTGAACCTGAGAACCCAACCTTTTGGGTCTTAGGGGTAAGTAAGTAAGGAAAGCCGTTATTGAAGCTGATTAATTTAAATAAAATTTTCATTTTGTTTATTTTAAAAGGTGATGTAAGAAGGCTGTAGACATGACGTCCCGACCCCTCAGCACCCATCCGAAGGTTAGAGGCATAAGCCAAAAGTTATCTTCTGGATGAAGAGAGGCAACAAACCGCGTTCCTTTCCGAGATTACTCCCGGGGGACCGGCCGCCTCGGCGTGCTGGGAACCTTGGATGAATTTCGGCGAGAACCACGTTAGTGATTGTCGCGTCCCGACTATCCAGCCCAGAATCGTACCCTTGCCTAATGGGCATATCTCTTATGAGACACTGGTGGCGATCCGTAAAGGAAGCTTCCTGGGGCTCTGCGATTCTTAGCCACTGCACTTTTCAGTGCAGCGGGTTGGACTCCCTCCGGTTCACTTGATTCATCCTGCAATTTGCAGACTTATTCCAGTAAGAGCCTGGGCTCGAACGTTCTTCTGTTTACCAGCTCTGCTGAGTACAGAACGGCGTGCCGAGATCCAGCACCTCCATACTCCTATAACAGGAGACTGGAACGCAAGGTTGGAGTAGATTACTCCACTTTCTTGCGATACAGTAGAGAGATTCAGATCTGGGCCAGTGAATCTATTCAGGGCCCACCTGATACCTTTCGGATGGATCAAGTGCCCACGGTTTCTAGGCCGTGAGAGCTTGAAATATCTTCCCGGACCGGGTTACCCACTCCTTAGACAAGAGTAGAAACTCGGCACCGAAGACCAACTTGATAGAGGTTGGTGAACTCCACTTCTATTAACCCAAGAAGTAAAGGAGGAGGACCGTACCCGAGCAGGGTCCTC